CTAGCTCTGGGTATGATTTATCGCACTGAAAAAGAATGCGAAAGAGCCCGAGAACGCAAACTAGCCAAAGTCAGACTGCAACGAACGTCAGACTTTAAGCCAGATTTTAAGAATGGAAAAGGCGGCTGGATGGTCTATTATGACCATGGATGTGAAACGCTCGCCGTGTGTGAACTTGATTACTATGATGATGGAGAAATCGTACGTTACAAAACCAGAGCAGAAGCTGAAAAATCCATCAAAGAAAATGAGCGAGATTGGAAGATTTATTTTGGAATTGAGGAAGACTAATGGGTGAATTAAGCACAATATTTAAGGCTATGAAAAAAGAGCGTGAAGAGCGTCGAAAATCTCTTGAACCAAGCCGTGTACAACACGCAACTGACTTGCTCATAGAGGCTTGGTATGCCGTAGCCTGGGATGCTAACGAGAAAGCGATATATATCTATAAGAGAAACGATAGAAAGAATCATATCGCAAAACTATATCCATATAAAGGCTGGTGGACTGGTAAGGGTATCGGCTCAGGACGTGGTGTTCATAAATTGATTGAAAAATTAGATAGGAAAGTGAAGGAAGAATAATGTCAGGCACACGAACAGGCGGACTCAAAGCCGCTCAGAAAAACTTAGCAAGCAATCCAAACTTCTACGCAGAAATCGGACGAAAAGGTGGCTCTGCTACATTTGCAAGTCACGGAAGTTGTAAAGGATTTGCACAAGACATTGAATGCGACTGCGACTTAATCGACGGTCCTCACTTTGTAAAAAAGTGCGCTGGTAAAAAAGGTGGTCGCATAAGCAAACGTAAATAAACGGGTACAAATCGTACCCACTAGAACATTAACAATTCAACCGTAGAACTGGACAGATGACTATTTTGCCCACCCGAGTCGTCTGTTCAACTGGTAGCACCAACGCACCTTTTACTTTCGGCAAGAAAATTGTATGCATATTTTTGCTATTTTATACCCAAAAACAACTATCATTATTTGGTGCTATCAACTGGCGACATCAATCCTTAAAGTAATTAACTAATGATATACACTCACTTGGTGTCGCCTTGCCCCAGTTCTGCGGTTGAGTAAAAATTAAAAGGAGAATTATATGATAGGACCGCTAGGGGCTTTATGGAATGTAGCCCCAACAAGAATGAGGTTAGAGTTGTCTCTTAACCTTATTATAGAAATACTTAGAGCCGTAGAAAATCAGCGTATACAGGTTACCCTTGATGATGGCAAATATGAGATTGTACTTAATAAGTTAGATTGAGAAACGAAATGGAAACATTAGTTTGGATTTTACAAGCAGTACCGCACGCTATTTTTATCACTGGCTTGATCGTAGCTGGACATTGGGCAATTAAAAAAATCATTAAGACGGTAAAAGAATACGATAATGTTTGAGTCGATGAAAAAATCAATTGAAAAACAAAATGAACTGCTTGAAGAAATCTTAGAAAAAGGCTCGCTAGAAAGTGTATTAAAAGATGTAAACCCAATCGAAACTAGTGCCACGTCTTTATATATGGATCCGTATAATTATGATGAAACAAAGAGGTGCGTGAACGGTGGTATCAGTGGGCGTATCTTAGAAATCGTAAGACTGTATGGAGAAATTAAATATCTGACTGAGGTAGTTCCAAAGCAGTACGAAGTCTTCAAACGCATTAAACAGGAGGCTCCGAACGGTGTTGTATGGGAAGCTATAGACAACTTTATCAAAAGGTATGAGGAGGAGCATAAGAAATGAAAATTAGTCCGAAGTTTATGAAGAACGCTGAACCGCAAGACGTAGTGATTGTCTTAGGTGTATTTGTACTGATAATTTCAATAATTGTCCTTTTGCACTGGGCTGCTGTTTGGGAGGATCAAATGTCAGAGCGAGAGGCTCAAAACAAGAACACTGAAGCTCGTTGCAAAACAGTTGGTGGCGAGATGGGCTATTCAAAATGCTACAAGGACGGGAAAGAGATATGAAAATATCAGATATTCCAGAGGATGACCTTGTTTTTCTGAGGTCAGATGGAACTCAATCGGAAAATGCTATTTATACGCAAGAAACCAAAGATGGTGAGATTATGTTTTTTGAATTACTAGGGCAGTCAAAGCTCAACGGAATAAAGCTAACTATCGACGGCAAAGAACCATATCGTAGGTTACTTATTCGTCGAGTCTATCCAGCTATCAAAAATCAATTAACAGACAACAAAAGGAAGTCTAATGCGTGAAATAAAGTTTAGAGTTTGGAATACTTTATTAAAGAAATATATCCCAGATGATTTAGTGCATATATCCTCAGACGGAAGTTTTTTATTCGGATTTTTTTCTTATATCAAAGTTGACTTCTATAAATACAGAGACGACATCTTTAGAGGTGAGAATATCGCAGAGCAATTCACTGGACTAAGAGACATAAACGGTAGAGAGATTTATGAGGGAGATATCCTTATAGATGACACTGGCGAGCCTATTGAGTACTGGGTAGTCAAGTTTTCTGATGGTGGATTTGTAGGCGAATGTGCAGGTGTGGCTGAGGCTCTCTTTGAATTAACAAACCTAGAAGTCGTTGGCAATATCCACGAAGACCCTGAATTAGTGGAGGAGAAATGAAACTATATAAACTACTGAAAGATTTACCAACAGTTAAAGCTGGGGCAATCTTCAAAGAGAAAATTAAAATCGATGGCACAAGGGTTTTGAAAACATGTGGATCAGGATATAAACATTCAATTCTTGTTAGAGAAATCGATAATTTTGACGAGTGGTTCGAATCAACAAGCAGTATTAGTTGGAATCTTAAATGGGGCGATAGATATTGGTACATTGACTATTGGGGTAATGTTAACTATCGCAATTACGCAGACGCTATCATTGACAGATTGAATATTGACAATGGTAATGTTTATCACACTAAAGAAGAAGCCGAACAAGCCCTTGAACGTAAACTAGCCGAGGTCAGACTACGTCGGACGTCAAACTTTGAGCCGGATTGGAGCAATAACGATCAGAATAAGTGGACAGTTTATTACAACCATAATGATAAAGAGTTGTTGATTGAAGCGACTGCCTTTCTGCAATATCCTTCAGCTATTTACTTCGACACATATGACAGCATTGAAAAATCCATCAAAGAAAACAGAGAAGACTGGCTAAAATATCTCGGAATTAAGGAGTGGTAATAATGCCTAACATCGCAAACATAGAAAATCCAACCGAGGATCAAGAACAAGAAGCATTTGTACAGTGGTTGCGACTGAAAGGTTATCTACATTTTCGTGTGCCAAATGAAACGTACACCCGAAGCTGGAGCCAGAAAGCGAAAAATAAGAAACTCGGCGTGAGTTCTGGCGTGCCTGACTTGGCCGTAGTCGTGCCGGATGTCTGGTATGGATACGGCGACAATGTGCCTCGAGAGGATCTATCATCATATACCAATACATACGCAAATCGTTTGGTATTCATCGAAATGAAACGTAAGAAGGGAGGCGTAACGTCAGCAAATCAAAAGAAGTGGATTAAAACGCTCAATGAGGCTGGTATCCAGACTGTTGTTTGTAAAGGTTGTGATGCGGCGATTGAGTTTATTGAGTCAATAACTAAGCCATAATAGGCGCAAACGTCAATGATATGTGTGCACCTAAAAAGTTTGAAGGGGCGGTGGCGAATTATGTGCCGCCTCTTTTATGCTATAATAGCCATAGGATTGCGGATCGAAAGGTCCGCTTTTTGTTTGGAGAAATATCATGACGACTAAGAAAACAGTGAAAAAGCGCGCTCCTAACAAAGGAGGGCAACCAACAAAGTACAAACCAGAATATTGTCAACAACTAATTGACTATTTTTCAATCGACCCTACGAAAATCACAGAAGACGAAACCGTCTCGTCAGCTGACGGAGATAAGCTTATAGCTAGAAGAATGCCTCAGAGAATGCCGTGGCTTGAAGGGTTCGCTCGAAAAATTGGCGTACATCGCAATACTTTGAGGGATTGGTGCGATCTTCACCCAGAATTTGCGGAAGCCTATGAAACCGCCAAAGATTTACAACGCGAGTTTATAGTCGATGTGGCTTTGAGTGGTGCTGCTCCAGCAAGCTTTGCTATCTTTACTATGAAAAATGTTTGTGGATGGCGAGATGAGCGCGACTTGAAGCTGAAAAAAGCGAAAGAGGAGGGTAATATCGATGACGAAGAACTCCGAGCAGCAATCTTTGAATAATCTGACCAGGAAAGACATTGTACGACTATGCGAAAAGTACTGGGAAACGGATAGAGATAAGCTCCGACAGTACCTATTAGCGATATTTAAGAGGCGCGAAAACATTCATTTGTTTGGTTGGTTCATCGCCCGACCATATTTTCCACTAGAAACACCACCGTTTCATAAAGAGATATTAGACTTAATCAGTGATAAGAATAATCGACGCATAGGCGTTATTGCGCCACGTGGACACGCGAAGTCGACAACAGTAGACATGACATACCCTCTGTGGGCTGGTTGTTTTGAACAAGAAGAATTCATAGTGATAATCAGCGACACATACACTCAAGCTGCAGAGTTCATCAATGCGCTTAAAGATGAGTTCGAGAATAATCCGAAAATTAAATGGTTATTCGGGAATATGAAGGGCGACGACTGGCAAGATGGCGAATTCGTGTTGAGCAACGGCATTAAATACGCCGCTAAGGGTTCGGGTATGAAAATCCGCGGTATTCGACACAGGCACACCCGTCCGACGCTGATGATATTTGACGACATCGAGAACGACGAAAATATCAAGAGCGCTGAGCAACGCCAGAAGCTTTATCATTGGTTCACTAAAGCAGCTATTCCAGCACTGGCAAGAGGTGGACGAGCTGTCGTTATCGGCACGATTCTTCATTTCGACAGCCTCGTCAATAAAGTAATGAAACAGCAAGATATTTTCAAAAGTTGGCAAACACGAGTATTTTACGCAATCACAACTGATGAGGACGGCACTGAACACGCTTTGTGGCCAGAGCATCGCAGCCTCGAAAAGCTAAAATCTATGCGCGACAATCCAAATGATCAAGAGTTTGTCGGAAGCATTGCTTTTGCACAGGAATATCAGCACAAGCCATTCAGTGAAGAAGATGCGATAGTCAAGCCCGACTGGATTAAAGAGTGCGAGCCGAGCCAAGCACCAGACGAATATTCTCGTCAAGCTAGAGTGCTGACAGTTGATCCTGCCGCGAGCGAAAGACAGACTGCCGACCCGACGGCTATGATTGTCGCGGACTTAGGAGCTGACGGCAACGTTTACGTGAGAGCAATTCGAAATCAGCGAACATCACCAAGCATAACAGCAGAGACTATTAAAAATCTCTACGAAACATATCAACCGCAAGTTGTCGGAATTGAGCAGGGCGCGCTAGGATTAGTATTCCGCGACCTATTGGCAGGATTACCTGTCATTGGATTGAAACCAGACAAAGACAAGGTGCGACGACTATTAGCTGTCAGCAGATTCTTTGAGGCTGGGAAAGTGTTCCTAGTTAAAGATATCCAAAACGGACAAGCTTTAAGAGAACAGCTAATAGAATTTCCAAAAGGAACACACGACGACATGGTTGACGCGATTGTATATGCGATTCGAATGTTGCTCGTCGATGGGTTAAATCAAGGTGAAGAAGGATTTGACGAAAGTGGCTCGTACGCGTCAAAAGATGATGATTGGTCAGAATCGGATTTCGTGATATAATCTAAGTTATAAATTGCGGTTGCTTGGCCGCATTTTTCTTTTTGGTGAAGTAACTGCTTTATTTCGAGGAGCGAAAGAGTGGCACTATTCAAGAAAGACGAAACACCAAAAAACCTGACTAGCGAAATTGGCTTTGCTGGAGATATTGTTTTTGAGAGCTTTGACAGAGAAGAATCTCGTACTGATGAAATCAGTATTAAAGATTATCGAAGGATGCTCGACAGTGACACGACAGTTGAAGCTCTATATAACATCTTTACTATGAGTATTTTAGCGGCGACATATCATATTGACGCTGATAGCGAAGATGTAGACGAAGCACAAGCTGAGTTTGTTCGCCGAAATCTCCTAGAGCCGCCACACAAGGGTGGCATGCAAACACCGATGAATCTGTTTATTGACCAATCGCTCATCGCAATTTATGAAGGATTCGCTTTATTCGAAAAAGTCTATGAATTAAGAGACGGCAAGCTCGTGTTGAAGAGACTTGCTCACCGCGACAGTACTACACTAACGTTAATCAGAGATGAAGTTGGTGGATTTGGCGGGGCTGAGCAACGAACAACAGATATCGACGGAGCCGCTCAAGAAGTGACAATCCCAGCTTATAAATGCTTTTTGTTTACTTACGGAAAAAGCCGAAATTATCTTTACGGTCGTAGTGCGTTTAAGTCGCTATATCCTCGATATGACAAGAAGCGTCGTCTCGAATATTTGGACAGCGTGGCTTTGCAGGCTGATGCCATTAAGCCGAAAGTTCTGAAGCGAACAGTCGACGGCGTGGTGTCTGAGCAATTGAAGAAAGCGCGAAATAAAGCACTGGAGGTGCTTGGCAGATTAGGAAAACACAACTCTGTAGCGTCTATTCCGTACGGTTACGAATTGGACGTGCTCAACACCGAGGGGCGCGATCCGCATCAATCGATCGAGCGACAGAACTCAGAAATGGCGCGAGCATTCCACGCTAGCGTTATTCTAACGGCGACTCAAGGTTCCGCAAGCAACGTAGGCTCATATAGCCTAAGTACTAATCAGAAAGACTTGCTACAGACCGCAATTACTGGTGTTATGCGACTGCTTGAATCTCATATTAATCAATATCTCATCGCTGATCTTATCGACTTGAACTTTGCGGAGCGACACTATCCAGAATTCCACTTTGACACACCTGACGAATCTATTATTTCGGCAGTGTTTGAGGCATTCAAATTACTCGTTCAAAAAGACAGAATATCAGATGACATCGCTACTGGAATCGAGGAATCGACAGCGACTCGTTTAGGAATTGACCTAGACGCGATTAAAAAACGTCGTCAAGAAGAACCGAAAGACGAAAAAGTAGACGATGATGACAGCGACAATGACAAAGACGGAGGCAATGGCGGCAACGCCGACAAATTTCTAGACGAAAATGACAAGATTAGCGAAGTCGCTCCTCCTGAACCTCACGAACACGTTACAATCAATCGAGATTTAACAGACGCCGAAAAACGAGTCAAGTTCGACGCTATTCAGGATTGGATGAAGGCGCAGGAGGATAGTTTCGCCGCAGCAGCCACTGAAGAGTTGAATAAGGCAATTGACGGTGTTTCACTTGATGAAGTGTTCTCACTGCCAGACAGCTATAAGTCATTAATCGCAAAGTATTACCGCACGGCTTACAATTACGGAAAATTATCTGCGGCGGATGAGCAAAAATTGCCAGCACCAGCCTTAAAAGAAGAACGCAAGCTACACGAAAAACAGTACGTAGACTTCATTGTCGATATGCAGAATGAAGATGTGAATAATATCATTGCTGGAGAACTATTGAAGCAGCCAATCAATCTCGCTGATGAGCCTGACGAAGATACAGAAGAAATCGAACCAACTACACCAGCCTATCAAAGTACGGCTCAAAAAAGCGCTGTGCTAGAAGCTATTAAAATATCGGCTGGTGCGTGGGTGGCACAGGCCGTACTTGGGACGAAAGGTACTATTATCTCTCAAGGTATGAACGACGGACGCGATGACAGTTTCGCTTCATTTGACGAAGATGACGACACCGCGGTTTATCAGTGGTCGGCACTGATGGAAAAAAACACTTGTCCAATTTGCGCAGAGTTAGACGGCAAAGTAATATCTGCTAATGAGCGTAAAACGATGTTTCAGCGACCGCCAAAGCATATCAACTGTAGGTGTATCTGGACGAGAATATCGGCGTTAAATAAGGAATATAAGTTGCCAAAAATAACTGGGATTGATGAAAAAACAATGAAACGCATAGAGACTGCTCAATTCCAGAGTAAAGCGGTTATCGGTTTGCCTGATGGCGTTAGTAAGAAGGCAGCAATTGAGGCGGCTCGACTAGATCCACGAAGCGCAGAATATATGACGCCTGCCGAAATAGAATTTTATAATAGATGGAAAGATCAACTAAAATTAAAGCGCTTGCCGAACCTAAAAGACAAGCCGTCGAACGATTTTATATCTAACGACACTCAATACGAATTGAAAAGTATTATTGTTGATAGTTTAAGACCTATGACAATACCAAATGCGATATTTAAGGCTACAGACAAGGCGAAGCGCAACATATTCATAGATATTACATCTAAAAATATATCTCTCGAGGAGGCTGCGGCTAGCGCAAAGCGTCATATTTCGATACCTAAAAATAATGCCGTCATCGACAATCTAGTTGTTTTTAAGGGTAATAAGTTTGTCGTTATAAAAAAGAAGTAGGTCCGCTTTCCCATCCAATACGGGTGGCGCTACCTACTTCTACATAAATATTACCACGACCACTATAAAAAGTCAATAAATAGTTGTTGCTAATTTATTCTTTATGATATAATAGCGTTAATGAATTGCGATCGTATGTGATCGCAATTTTCTTTTGAAGATCAAGGCTTCACCCGCCAAAGTAACCACTAGACTTTTGCAACACAAACATTTTTGACACTGTTACAGGTTGATATTTGTAGAACTCACACTTTTCTTACATACGATCGCGGTTCAGACAGGAGAAAAAGTATGTATGTATTTATCAATCGAGATGTAAATGTTGAGCTAGCAGATAACACTAGTAGTAGTTTTAAGAGGTTCAAAAAGCAGATTTGTCGATTTGGCGAATATGTTGACCCTAACAACTCATCACGAAAGATGATTTTGGACAAGATTTTCGGTAAACGTCTTAAAGAAAATTTCGATAGCGGAAAATATGGTGTTGTGGCTGTTCCATTGGGACATCCAAAAAGCGCGGCCGAACTGGCAGCACTAAACAAGGGTGAAATGGTAGATATGGAGCTTACAGACGAAGGAATTGACGCGGTCATTGAAATCCGTGACGAAGAAACTGCCAAAAATATCGAAAATCACAATATTCCTGACGTTTCAATGGGCTTTGAAGACAATTATCTCGATAAAAGAACTGGACAGCGCGTTGGTCCACTGTTGAAACACATCGGTCTAGTTGTCGATCCTTACATAAAAGGAATGCAGCAGTTTATGCCGCTTGCTGACGAAACGCCAGCAATATTGTTTAGCGATAGTCAAGATTACGAAAAGGAGGAAGAGACTATGAAGGTAAAAGTTAAGAACGACCGCGAATTTGACGTCGAGGTGAAGTGGCAGGAAGACGGCGAAGAGAAGACCGCAACCGTCGCCGCTGGTGCTGAAATTGAAGTACCAGAAGACCAAGCAGAGGCTGTAAAGCAGCAAATTGCTGACGCTGAGACACCTGAAACAGAAGAATCGGAAGAGAAAAAAGACGAAAAAGAAAATGAGAATGAATTTGCTGATCGAGAAAAAGCTTTGGCTGATCGTGAAGCAGCAATTGCAGAAAAAGAAGCTGCTCTAGCGAAAAAAGCGGCTGAGGCTAAGTTTGATAAGTTGCTGAGTGATGGCAAGGTGGTGCCAGCTCAGAAAGAGGCATTTATGGCATTGAGCGAAGTAGCTAGCCAAGAAATCCACCTATCTGATGATGAAACCAAGACTGTTGATACGTTATTAAGCGAGTTTATCGAGTCAAGTCCATCGCTGAATTTGACTGACGAAAAAGGAGCTGAAAGCGATGACAACGGTGGCGGCGAAGAAGTCGAGCTTGGCGACGAGGACAAGAAAACCATCGAGCGCTATGGCTTGAACGAAGAAGATTATAAAGAAGTAAAGAAGGAGAATCAATAATGACTTTTCTACGACAAGACGGCGATTTGATCTCAGCACCATTTGGCACCAATGTGATCAATCGCGGACAATTAGTTACTGTTGACGCTGCAGGCAATGCTAAAGCAGCAGAAGCAGGAGCAAAACCATTTCTAGGTGTTGCAATGGAAGGTACTAGTAGCTTAGTTAAGAATGAGGTGCGCGTTTATCGAACAGGCGTGTTCCAATTGGCAATCGACTCAGTAGCAGCTGCTGACTTAGGTAAAGCTGTTGCTGTTGCTACACCTGACAAGGTTACGACAACTGTTAGCGCTACCGCTCCTGCAATCGGACAGATTGTTGAAGTAATTGATAACAAAACTGTAGGCGTTCGCTTGAGCTAAGAAAGGAAGATGAGATGAACTTGAAGCAAGTTTTACAAAATCTTGATACTGTAGTCAAAACAGTGTACAAGACTACGAAAAAAGAATACAAAGACCCACTAGCTGGCATTCTTTACGACGTTACGCCAGTTACAGGCGCTGTAAGCAACATCGTTACTTTGAACAGCGTTCCAGGTATGCGAGAATTTAAGTCAGAGCGCAAGCACGGTGTAGCTGACAACACAGTTTACACAATCGCTCCTCGAAAATGGGAGTCAACTCTGGATGTTGAGCGCGAAAAGATTGAAGATGACGACCTCGGTCAGATTCCAAACCAAACTCGTGTTATGACTACTAAGAGCGGTCGTCACTACGGCGCGTTGGCTGTAGCTGCACTTCCTGTTGGCTTTACTGCTAACTTGAGCGACGGCAAGCCATTCTTCCACGCTGATCGTGGCAACTTGATCTCTGGAGCATTCAGCGCTACAGTTTTCGGCAAAGCTTACGATGCTTTGGTTGGTATGAAGGACTCTGACGGCGACTTGATCAACCCAATCCCAACCCACTTGATCGTTGGCTTGGAAAACCGCGAGGAAGCTGAGAAAATCTTGCTCCGCGAACGATTAGATAACGGTCAGAGCAACCCTAACTACAAGCGTGTTGAATTGATTGTTGATCCACGAATTGCTGGCAAGGCTACATTCTTGGTTGCAGCTAAAGAAGGTATGTGCCCACTGACGATTGCTGAGCGAGTAAAGGTTGGCGAACCTGTTGCTAAGACTGATTTGAACAGCGACAAGGCATTCGAAACTGATGTGTTTAGCTGGGGCTTGCGCGGTCGTTACGACGCAGCTTATCAAGCGGCACAGTTTATTGTAGGCTTGAAAGGCGTTTAGTCGTTAGTCTTGAGGCGGAGGAGTTTATCGTCCGCCTTAGTCTGAATACTAAGAAAATAAAGGGAGTTGCGATGATATACTACACGACATTACAAGACATACTGGAAGAGGCTGGGCTTCATCACGTTGAAAATGGCGTTGGTCTTAATGGCGCAGTTGATGGCGTGAATAAAGTATTTACTACAGATCGTAAACCAATTACAGACCGCAATTTTGACGATGCGGTTACAGTTGATGATTTTGTCGTGTTCGTTGACGGAACTCCAGTTAAAGCTGTAAAAGTTGATCCTGCTTTTGGCGTGATTGAGCTAGAGAAAGCACCGAAAGCCGATTCTGTCGTTACTATAGACTATTCATACGCTTCAGTGCCTCTAAGAGTTGTTGAAAAAGCTCGATTGGCAGCCATGGAGTGGATTAATAAGAATATGTCCGCAATTGATCCATGCGCACCATACAACAGAGAAGAGGGTAAGCCTATTCCTGGAAAAGTTGCAGAATTGTGTATGAATTATGCCGCGGCCCGACTCTTAATTCGAGAATATGGCTACAACCAGGACATTGAAGGCACGAGCAAAGATGGCTATAAGCGACTAGAGACTGTTAAAGAAGATTTGCAGGAGTTTATGAAGTCTGGTGGTGTTTGTGGCGAAAGCAGTAGTGATTCTACTATTGGATTAGGTTCTATCTCTGCATATTGTGACAGCGACTTGTTTGGAAGATTCTCAGGCACGAGTCGACTCCACGGCGATCGATGTTATGAGCGCGAGGATTAGCTGTGAGCTTGCAAATCACATTTTCAGTTGAAGGACGCGACGAAGTCATGCGCGAATTGGATTTGCGCGGACGTAAAGCTAAAAACATGCAGACATCGCTAAGAGAGTCTGCTGAATATATGACAAATGTCATTGATCAGAACTTTGGTTCACGCGGTGGCGTTTGGGGTAAATGGAAAAAGCGAAAAAAAGCGTATCCGTGGCAAATACTTGAAAAAACTGGCGCAATGCGTCGAGGATTTCGTAGCAGAATATCATCAAAGCAGGCTGAGATATCCAACTCGCGCTCATACTTCAAATATCATCAGTCACGTCAACCACGTAAATATATGCCGCGCCGTGTGATGATGGCGATTGAAGAACAGCAGGCGAAAGAGATAGTTCGTATATTCCAACGTAATATTTTTGATTAGAAGGAGAAGGCAATGGCAAAATACGTAGATCCAATACTCAAACAGATAAGAGATATTTTAGAAAAAGATGGACCAGAGATTTTACGCGGTCGATATGGTTATGGCGATCCTGTCGTGATCAATAAGAGTCAGCTGACGCGACCGATGGCGTTTATTAGTTTTGATAATGACTACGAGGTTCACGATTCAGCTGGTGGCGAAATTGAGAGCAACATGGCGATCGTTTTATGTGTGGTTGTAGATATGACTAAAGATTTCAATCAGGGAACGGACGCACGTAGTCATCTCGAATTAGCAGAATTAGTAGCAGCCAGGCATGATGACATGACGCTTCGAAAAGGTAGCATTATTGGTGCTCTGAGAGCTAATCAAGATCCAGGCGATCGTGTATGGATTGACGCTGGAGAAGAAACGACTGTAGAATTTGACGCTACTCCACGCGACAAAGGATTATTTACGGCTGAGGCTATCGTAAGATTTAAGGTTAAGCACGCGCAATTCCGACCAGATTTATTATCCTAATGTGGTATAATTAAATTAACAAATTGCGGTCTCGAAGATCGCAATTTTTCTTTGAGCACGCTTTTGTTTACCTAGGTAAATAATAAAAGGAGAAAGCAAATGGCTACATTTAGCGGACGAAAAGTTGCTGTTGGTATTGGACTAGAAGATCCAAACGCCAAAGGCACAGCGGTAGCACCAACTTACGGAGCACCACATCTAGATATCAGTTTTAAGGATTCGCCAACGAGCAAAATGAACGAATCTGCGCTCGGCACAATCATCAAGAACAACGGCAAAACCGACGTTTTGGTTGAGGGCGACGGCTCAATTTCGACAAAATTGTGGGTTAAGGGTCTGTACTATTGGCTCGCGCTAGCATTTGGACAGAAACCAACAACTACAGCTGTACAAGGTGACACTACGGCGAAAGAGCACGCATTTGCACTACGAGACGACAATAATCACATTTCGGCTACTATGGCGATTAAAGAGCCTAATTTGTCTGCTCGCTTTGCATATGCAATGGCCGATACAGTGACATTTACGTGGACACCTGACGATTTTCCGAAGGTTGAAGTAGCGTTTAAGTCTCACAAGAGTGTTACAGCTAACGACAATATCACTTACACTATCGATGACACCGAGTTTTTACCAAAGCACGCATCATTCAAAATTGCCGACAATTTAGCTGGTCTTGACGCAGCACCTGAGGCTAAGGACATTAAGAGCTTGACGTTGACTATCAGCAAGAACCTTCAGCCACAGCAAACAATGGATTCTAAGGACACCTACGGTGAGATTCTAAACGGTGAATTTGAAGTTTCAGTTTCTATTGAAAAGCTATACCGCGACAGTACTTATCGAGCTATGAGCTACAATGATGAGCGTAAAGCATTACGTCTGTCATTTGTAGACGACAAGAGTAAAGCTGGCTCGAAGACCAACACGAGCCTGACATTCGACATTGCAGTCGCTGCATTTAGCGGCTACGAACCAAGCTACGGCGTGAGTGACATAGCTACTGAAAAGATTGACGCTGTTATGTTGCTTAATACAGCAGACTTCAGCAAGTCATTTACTGCAAAATTGGTTAATAAGTACACTTATTAGTCTCAAATATAAAGAAGAGCCCGCAATACGCGGGCTTTTTCTATCTTCTACGACTTTCGCAAGCAACTCCGTCGCCATCTCTGTCTAAATCTGGCGAATATCCAGGTTCGCCACGACGCATATTGCTATATCCAGCAGCGCGAGCTTCTCGACAACTGCTAAATGTTACACCATCAGCAGACTGATTTTGAGCTGGAGCAGGTTGCGCTTGTTGATCTGCTGGCTTTTCGGTGTTGCCGCCACACGTATTTGCCGCCCACAAGCCCTTATTTTCTTGTATAGCTATTCTCTGAGCTTCTTGGAACTGCGCTTGCCATTTGTGAGGATTAGAATTATACGTGTATTCATGACCGTAGCCTTCGCGAATCATCGTATAAGCTACGTTCGTGCCGTCTTCTAGATAAATATAGAATAAATCTCGTCCATATTTGTCTTTGCTGCTTTGAGTAGGATCTGCAACTAAATAAACCGTTTTACCAGCGACTAAATCATTCATTTTTTGAGAAGCTTCTCTGCCAAAACACTGGACGGGCTTGCGCGGGTGCTTAGTTTCAGGTGTATCAAGCCCTACTAGACGGATTTTGGCGTGGTTCGACGTGCGAATCGTATCACCATCTATTACCTCTGTTACAGTGTCTTTTTCGCCTTGCTGAAAATTTGCGTCTTGAGCTAATGCTGGATTAAATTTTGGAGCTTCTGGCTGTTTTTCTGGTTGTTTTTGAGCTTGCTCTGGCTGAGTTGTTTGAGTATTGGATTTTTGCTGTTCAGCCACGTGATTGTTATTCGATAGCGCACCGCCAACACAAAAAGCACAAAAAACTACACACAAAGCCACAATACGAGAAGTATTATTCAGCTTTTTCCACTTAAAAGCGACATTTCCTAGTAGTAAAACGCTCGAAATCATAAAAGTGCTCGATATAGCATCCATAAGACCGCTCGGTAGCCGACATATGAAAAATATAATAGCTATAATGTAAAACCAAGCAGGAAATAATTCTTCCAACTCAAAATTAACATTCTTTTTATCAATTGGCGATATTGTAGACTTCATATTATGAATTATAGAGTTAATTTGGTATAATACAAGTAATAAATTGCGATCTTGTGTCGCAATTTTTCTTTTGCCACAAAACGATCGCTTTAATACAAGGAGGTTACTTCAGTGGAAGATACGAAAACTATTCAACTACCTAGCGGAGGCGAGGCAATTTTGAAAACGGCAATTACTAACCGTACACGTAAAGAATTTGCAAAAGCAAAAGACGACGTAGACTTAGCTATTGAATTAGGTATAAAGGCTGTTCTTATCAGATATAAAGACGCTGACGGTTCAGATGCTGCCTATGAAGCGTTAATGGATTCAACGAGCGGAGAGGATTTTAACTTAATATCTGAGCAGCTGCAAGAAGTTCTAGACCCTAAAGCAAGCCCAAAAGAATAACCGCGCTCGCACAAGATTATGAGCGTGCTTATCGAACAAAAACTGCAGCTCCAGAGCCAATTGTTATAGCAGGAATTCTAAAAGACTATGGCTGGACTTACGAAGAATATTTGGACACTCCTGAATGGGTTATAGAAGCAATCATGGCGAAAAGAGCAGTTGAAAACAAAATAGAAAGCGAGTCTTACGACAAATTATCAAAAGGACGTAACTGACAATGGCAAGCAACGAATTAACACTAGTAATTAAAGGAAATAGCTCACAATTAGTCTCGGCTTTATCAAAAGCCGGTCTTGCTGTTGATAACTTTACGAACAAATCGAGTAGTTCTAGTGATAAGACGAAAAATGCTTTTAGTGGAATTAGTGGTGCGGTTTCGGTCGCGGCTGGTAATTTAATTTCGGCTGGAATTCATAAGTCTTTTGATATGATTAATAGCTCTGTTGATGGAGCTATTCGTCGTGTGGACATTTTGAACAATTTTCCTAAGGTAATGAGCAACCTTGGAATTTCCGCTGACGCCTCGAAAAAGGCAATTGCTCGAATGTCTGACGAGCTGAAGGGATTACCTACATCACTAGACAGTGCGGCAATGTCTGTACAGCGATTAACCTCAAAAAATGGCGATGTTGGCAAATCTACGGACATGTTCTTAGCGCTTAATAACGCTATTCTAGCGGGTGGCGCACCGATGGATATTCAGGCTACGGCAATTGAGCAGATTTCGCAAGCATACGCTAAAGGTAGACCTGACATGATCGAATGGCGCTCATTACAGAGCGCTATGCCAGCTCAATTAAAGCAAATTTCAAAAGCATTCTTCCAAAATGGCGCAGCTATCGACAAGTACTTAGCAAAAGCTCGTGAATACGCAAACAACAATCCGATGTCTTCGACAGGAAAAGAGCTTGTCGAGCAATTAGAGGCTGTTAAGAACGGTACTGGCGATATGACGACGGCGCTCGGCACGTCAATGCGAACTGGAATTGTGTCAATGGACGAATTCATGGACACGATCACAAAATTGAATACTGAAGGTGTTGACGGATTCCAAAACTTCAAAGACCAAGCCAAAAATTCCACTGGCGGAATTCAGACCTCTATAGAAAATATGAAAACAGCTGTTGTTCGTGGTGTGAGTAAGATTATTGGCGCTATTGGTGGTGGAAACATAACGGGGGCAGTGAGTGGCTTTGGTTCTGGAATTGAGAAGATGCTTGGTTCGATTGCTGGATTGATAAATTTCGTAAAAGACAACAGCACTGTGTTTACTGTGATAGCTGTGGCTGTCGGAATATTTGCTGGCGCGGTAATTACCTACAATACAGCCGTGTCTCTAGCTAGTGCGGCCTCTAAGGCTTGGACAGTGGCTACACAAGTGGCGACTGGCGTTCAATGGTTATTTAATGCAGCACTAAACGCTAATCCGCTAGCGATAGTAGCTGTAGCTCTAGCTGCGGTTACAGCTGGGCTAGTTTGGTTCTTCACGCAAACGCAAGTCGGTCAGGACATATGGAATGGATTTGTGGGCGTTCTATCGTCGACTATTACTTCAATAGGTCAATGGTTTGGAGGTCTTTGGAACGGCATTGTTGGAGTGTTTGGCGGTGCAGCAGGTTGGTTTAGCGGCGTATTTCAGGGAGCCTGGAACGCTATTGTTGGAGTGTTTGGCAGAATGCCTGGATTTTTCGGCGGCGTTTGGAATACTGTTGCTGGAATGTTCGGAAAAATAGGTAGTTTCGTCGGCAATTCAGTAGGTGGAGCGGTTAAAGGTGCTGTAAATGGTGCGCTTGGCATGGTTGAGCGAATGGCGAACGGATTTATCAATACGATTAACGGCGCTATCGGCTTGATAAATAAGATTCCAGGTGTACACATAGGCAATATCTCACAACTACATATTCCTCGACTCGCTACAGGTGGTATTGTGCCGCCAACAAACGGTGGATCGATAATTTATGCTGGTGATGGCGGACAGAATGAGTGGGTTGTTCCAGAAAGTAAAATGGCAAGCTTAGTCGCTCAAATTAATAAGCGAACGAATGGCGATGTTGGAGGATTGACGAAGCACATCGTAGTTAATAACACGTATAATGTTCGCGACAAGGTCGATGCTCAAATGGTAGCGAGTGATTTGGGGTATTTATTAAGCCAGGCGTAGGAGGATAAAATGTGGCAAGTATTTTTGAACGATTTTCAGATAAATGACCAGTTAATCGGTATGCACTTAGACGAGCCGATTGAAGGATTAGCAGGGCTACCCGCAATTCGAACATCTCAAGGTACGAATTTAGGAGCAAATGGCGGCTGGACCACAAAACAATTGTATGAACCTCGTTTTATCTCGTTCAGTGGACGAATTTTTGGTAGAACAGTGGCGGAAGTCGAGGATAGGCGACGAGAATTTTCGACTATTTTGGCTAAGATAGTCAGAAACAAAGGCACTCTTCGTATTATTACTCCAGCGGGACACGTCTATTCAACAGAGGTAGTGCTGATCGGCGTTGATATGCCGATTAATAAAGTGTTGAATTTGGTTGAGTGGAAAATAAACTTAAAAGCCGATGATCCGCTGCTATACGACAACAGCGACGGAGAACTTCTAGCAACAATACGAAAAACTCGACAAGGTGGATTTGTCATACCGTTCGAACTTCCGCTCTATATCAGTCCAGACGAGCAGCCAGCAACCGTGAATAATTCAGGTAACGAAATGATATTGCCGAATATTATCATCAGTACAAAAGCTACCAACCCGAAAATCATCAACCGAACGACAAACCAATCGATGGAAATTACTGCGGTGGTTAAAGATGGTGACAAATTGGAGATTGATATGAAAAATAAGACGATACTGCTCGACGGAATGAACATTTACGATTTACAGACGGCTGGATCGAATTTTTGGGGACTAATCGCTGGAGATAATCGAATTGAACTACAGACAGATATTCAAGACGAGCGAACTGAGGCGGAACTGAGATTTAGAAGTGGATTCATAGGTATTTAGCAATGGCAGATTACAAAATTGAGGTTTACAGCAAAAATGGAAAATGCCTGGGCGATATTCGTCATCTGGCTCAAGGTTTGAAGTGGACAGAGCAGAGAAACGCCGCTGAAACTGTCAGTTTTCGAATGGATTTAGCGAGATATGAAGAATATGTCAAAAAAACAGGAATGCGACCGTATGATTTTATGGACGCAGGTACGACAGATATACGAATTGTGAGAAATGGCAAGGACAGAATTGGCGCACACCTTATTAAAATCGATTTTTCACCAAACGACCCCTCAGTAGACATTGAATTGAGTTTTACTGGTTATCTCAATTACTTCAAAGACGCGTATGTTGACGCGGCCTACAATAATGTCCGCCAAGGAGATATTATGTGGGGCGTCATTAATCAGTATCAAAACAAACAAGACGGAGATTTTGGCATACGTCGCGGTGAATTTACGTCTTTAGGAAAAAATCCTCGACAGCGTAATCAGACCAGAGCTAATGTGAAGGATTTTTTAACGAGACTGAGTAACGTTATAGATGGACCAGATTTTCAGTTCACGCCCGACAAAAAGTTCAATACTTTTGACGCGATGGGTAATTATCGACCAGACATTAGACTAGTTTATCCCAAGAACGTTGCGGGATTTGGTTTTGAGCGCTCGGTGGATAGTCTAGCTAATTATGTCATCGGAATTGGCAGTGGAAATGGCGACGACGCTATTGTGGCTACAGCTACAGATCCATTCTCACGACAAGCGTTATATCGTCGCGAAAAAGTCGTTACATTTAGCTCAGTTGAGAGAGAATCGACACTTCAAGAAAATACGAACGGTATTTTGGAGATGTTGAAAGATGTTCGCGAGCTACCGAGTTTTACTCTGTCTGACGGTATTCTAGACTTAAATGACGTTGGTTTAGGTGATACGATTTACGCTGAAATGAATGGCTACATTATGTTTGAGCACATTCACGGATTTTACAGAATCGAAAAAATCGAGGTAACGGTTGACGAAAATGACGCAGAAGAAGTAAAGCTAACGTTCGACAATTTAAGTGTAGATAATATCATCGCGCAACAAGAGTAGAATATGAGCAGATTGACAGAATTAGAAGAGCAGAATATAGTCGGTGTTCTATCTAGAATCAGAGCCAATCACGCAGATTCAAAACTAATATCACAACCGACTAGTGTTACGTCTGGTGTTCGCACATATCAATCGCCTAATAGCGAAAACTGGGATACTTTTGAATTCGTGCGCAGAGGCTCGTCAACTACGACCGACAAAGTGCTATTAACTAACACTGGCGGACCGCTGAATATGAGACTCCTGGCTATAACAACAATATTCGAGCCAGCCAATCAAAACTCGCCAGTCGTTTATCCATTTCTAGATATTATGCTAGGAAATCAGCGATGGGAGCCGTTTTATTCGCCATCTTTAGGGCTGGTATTCACAAATAGAGATAGTAGCTTCACGAGCATCTTATCCGCTGAATATTTGATAGACAAGACCGATTACGGCGCAAAAAAGTTAATTTATAAATACGAAACTAACGTCAACTATGGTGTCGGCAGTAGCTCTGGAGAATACTTAAAAATGAGGTTTCGAGTGCGCAGTACTGACCGCGGAAAAACTAAAATCACGGTGGTCTCGTATGAGTAGAAGCAGAATTAACGTTGGAGATATTATAGACGAAATCGCCAGTATTAAAAGAGAAATGAACGACGAAAAAACGCGTCAAATTATCGGCGGTGATCAAATTAAAATGAAGTTATCCGCTTCTAATTCTCAGTGGGATATGTCTGTCGCTCCAAACAGACCAGGGCAGGTCGCTAATGGCGAGGGTTGGACTGTGGTTATAGTTACTGCTAGGTCAAAAAATAGCGGAAATTTAGTAGGCAGACTAGCGATTCAATCAAGCGCGCTTAATGCAGTTTATTCAGTCATAGGAATACCTCTGTCGCCGTCTCAAAACAACGTGATGAAATGGTTTGTTCCAATTTTTGGCACAATGGGTCAGCCGATAAACTTAAAGTTTCAGATTATCGCTAATGACGCGTGCGATATTAGTTTTGAGGAGTGGACGCCGTGGCAGTAAATAGGCTTGAATCAGAACCTGACATTTTATACGAATTAAAACAACTAGAGAGATGTCAGCGTGAAAAAAAAGAGCGTCAAATTGTCGGAGCTGACGCCGTTAAAGTATTTAAAATATCGACAAATTCTAATTGGGATTACTCACAACAGCTACCGACGATGCCGAATGGATTGCAAGGAAAAGAGTTTAACGTGATATTTCACTCAGATAAAAATGTAGCTGGATTATCCGTACGCGCAAAATACGAAATTGTTGGCGCGCCAAACGCTCAACTATCGATAAACACTATCGGTCAATTCGTCTCAGACCCAAAAAATCAGAAATTCACAGTGCGAGTTGAATATTTTGGAAATGAAGTGGTCAAGATTAAGTTTTTCGTCATAGCGACGGGTCGAGGTTCACTTAATGTGATATAATTATAGTAATAAATTGCGACCGCTTGGTGGCAATTTTTTCTTATTCAGCCCTTCTGGCGGCGCGGAAAGGTAGAATTATGACAAGGCGAGTTTTCAATTACGGCGGAGGAATGCACAGTCCTGCAGCACTAACACAACTTATACGCGATGCTTTAAGCGGAGAAGTGGCAGATGGATTAGATGTAGTGGCTGGAAGTGGAATGAATGTCACAGTCAACGCAGGCACTGCGCTTGTTGGGCGTGATCCATCTTACAATATAAATGTTATCGGAACAGAAACGGTTAATGTCGGAGCAGCGTCTCCTTCAAATCCTATAAATGCGGTTATTGTAGCTTATGTCGATAGAAATGTAGCAGGGGACCAATCTGTAACAGATAATACTAATGACGTATTTAAGTTAAAAGCTATCTCTGGAGCTGCAGCGTCAAATCCAGCCGATCCAACAAATTCCGCAATTCAGGCGGCGATTGGTGCGTCAAATCCATTTATTATACTAGCTAGAGTCAAAAAGCGCGCTGGAGCAACAGCGATTAGCAGTAATGACATCACCGACTTGCGAAAAATGACGACCTTGCCAAACGGCAGAATAAATAATGCTAATTTAATTTCAGATGGTACTATAGAATCAAAGAATATTAAAGATGGTTCAATCCTACCACAGAAACTTAAGACTACTGATATGCTGTCATTTAGCGCTAATAACTCAGCACAGGCTGTCTCTGGTTCGCTAGTTATTCAATCGGGCTGGGTGTCATTTTATGGAAATGGCGGAAAACAACAAGCTGTACAGGTTAATTTTCCTAAAAAATTCAAGGAAGTATATGCAGTCATTCCGACTTTAATCGGATATACGCGAAACACGCCAACATCTCCAGCAAGTTTCGATCAGAAAATCGGCGCTGGCACAAATATCGAGTGTGGATCGTTTAGTCAAACAGGCACCACTATCACGGCTTCTACTTCAGGCATTTTCGGTGGTGCAAATCACGGCATAAGTTGGATCGCTGTAGGTACGATTTAGCTACTTTTTCGTATACCACAAAGTCACATAAGACTGAACATATCCGCTCTGATCGGCGTATGTTTGAATATTCACGTTCGTGTTATCGGCATATACAGTGACAGTATATGGTTGTTGATCGGCAGCATGTGGCAGGTTAATCGTCGCACCAATTGAGTTTTCTTTGGCGATACCTTGAATCCTAATCACTATATCCAATTTAGAGATGTTGTGCGGTTTTTTGACAGTGGTAGCTACACCAAGTCCACCCATCACAAAAGTCTTTCTATAAATAGTCTTGCCATTTATCCATTTTTTACCAGTATCTACCTCGTCAGTAGAATAATCACCTCTAGAAATTGACGACAGTTTCTGTGGTAGGATTGTTTTATGATAAAATATAAGTAGAAATGCGAGCAAGCACGCGAGGGTTTTTGGGGTGCTTTATCTCGCATGTTTGTTCGTATTTTTTAAGTTGTCTGTGTTATAATAAAGTCAATAGATTGCGATCACTTCACGTGGTCGTTTTTTTATGGGGAAAATTATGAACGAACAACCAGAAGTATCAGCTAAAGAATTTGGAGCGTTACAAGCTAAGGTCGAATACATTAAGGATGGCGTAGACAAGCATACTGTCATGCTAGAGCGAATTGAAAATATCGCACAAGCTAATATTACTCAAGCACAGCTAGCAAAACACGAAAAAGAGTCAGAAAAAAAATACGTCAAATACACTGAGGTCGCAGGCGTTATGAACTTTTGGAAACTAGCAACAAGCACCGTAGCGAAATTATTCGCAGTCGCACTTGTCACACTGGCTATTTATGCGACTAATAACTTAATTCAACAGAACAAAGCAATCACAGAATTACAAGAAGAAATTCAAACTCAAGCAAGGAGGAAATAAAATGATAGAAAAAGCACTAGCGTGGTTCTATGCACGTAAAGGTCGAGTTTTTTACTCAATGGAGAGCCGAAATGGTCCAAATTCATACGACTGCTCAAGCTCTGTATATCACGCTCTAAAAGAAGCAGGTCTTTTACCTGCTAGCTACTGGATTGGCAACACAGACACACTATTCGACGCTCTGGAAAAGAATGGCTGGGTTCGTGTACCTGAAGACGCAAACGGCGAGGCAGACACACAACGTGGAGATATTTTTATCTGGGGTATTCGAGGCAATTCTGGAGGTGCGTTGGGTCATACAGGAATGTTTGTGGACGCTGATAACGTCATTAACTGTCGCTATCAAGCGGGTATTGTTATAGATAATCACGACTGGCTCTGGAGTGCCTCAGGTTGCCCGCCATATGCATTTTATCGATATGTAGGTAAACCAAAAGAAACAAAGCGTGTAGCATTACCTGAAGTTTATTACGCGGATGAAGTAGCAACTGTATTCGACTTACGACAAATTAGATGCAACCGATTGATTGATGAGTTCGATTGGGAGGACAACGGTGTACCAGTTTCTGTAGCAGTAAAGACAGACAAAGACGGTTACTTACTAGATGGTGAGATAAACACAGGTGATTACTTCCGAATTGTTGGCTCGACGGAGATATTAGATGAAACTACCGAAAACAACAAACGCTACCTACAGCTAAAAATGGCAGATGACGGGATTTGGGTACTAGCAGAGCGAGTACGCGAATTAGCGAATGGCGATGCAGGTACACCACGACCAGAAAAACGCCCTCAGCCACAACCAGCACCAAAGACACCAGAATTGCAACAGGCACCTCAAATCAAAGAAAAGCCGCAGGAGCAACCGCTAGCACCACAACCTACAAACGAAGACGTTATGAGGTCTATCGGCAAATTAAGTCAAGACATCGCTAAGAATAAAAGTTTGTTAGAGAAGATTATCGATTTTTTGATGAGTATTTTTAAGTTTAAGAAATAAGGAGGAGATATGAAATCACTAGAAGCATTAAAGAATATAAACTATAAAGACGTAGTTATTCGTGCTGCGTGGACGTTTGTACAGACGTTTATCGCGACGTTCTTATTAGCTGGGGTAAACTTAGTGAACTTGCTATTCGCTGCAAGCTGGCACGAATTATACGCGCTGACAATGGCTACTGCTCTGTCTGCAATCGCGGCTGGATTGTCTGCAGCTAAGACTATCATCTTAGACTTGGTGCGGCAGATGAAAGAAGCTGTTGAGTAATTCGGAAATACCGAACAACTAAACTGTTCGGAAATCCCGAACAGTTGAAAAACTCTACCTTTAACTAAGCTACTGTGTTTGCAAGCCCGGTAGCTTTTTTCATTTGGTAAAATTAAACTTATGTTAAAACGTATTATCATTAGACTTTATAAAGAATATCGCTACATATTCTACGGGAAGTGAGTTTTCCACAGGTTCAACAAAAAATCTCTGACTTTTTTCACAAAAAGTGTTGACGTTTGGTAACACGTTTGCTATACTAAAGACATGGTTGAGGGGCAACCAAGCAACAATTAACAATTCGGCGGCAAGAAAGAGAGTAAAAATGTTCAAATCAACCTTTCAGTTTTTCAGAATTAAAATCACTGTAAAATTGGAGATTGTAAATAAACGAAAAATCAAAACTAGAAAATAAAACCTAGAAAACACAAACACTAAAAAATAAACAGCCCCTCAACCGCCGCCGCCAAGAAAGGAGAATAAAATGGCAACATACACAGGATGGTTTTATCGAGACGACCAACCAACTCAAGAAATACAATTTGAAGCAAGTGCTGATCTACGAAATGACAAAGAAGAACTAGAGCAGATAATGCGCACTGAACTTCGTAAAAGATTTAGCAAAAGTGAAAACTTAACCATTGAAGATATCTCTATTGAATTCGACGAAGAAGCAATGCTTGATAATATTATCGAAACAGTAAAGAGTTTAGATAGATATGAAGATTATGAAGCAGTTGTTGATGACGACGGTACTATTCACTTTTACGATGATGACGATGAAGAGGCTGAGATATTCGTCTCTAGCGAAGCTTTACGGGAAGCTATCGACTATATGCTACAGAATGGCGCAGAAGAGGCTGAAATTCGCTACGATGGCTTGAAATACTTTACCGTCAATGCTATTTATTAAATATTAACAGCCCCGCCGGCGGCATTGTAGCCGGCAGAAGGGTAGAATGTGAAAAATAAGCACATACATATAAAAGTTTCAGAGAGCGATCACGAGATGATCGTCAAGCGTGCCGCCGAGTTGAATATGACAGTTAGCGAATACATACGACGACTGGTCGTTGCTGACGTTGCTATTGCGGAATCTAATAAATAGTGATAAACTGCAAACGCATGGTTTGAACATCCGTGCTCTCTTTCCGCCCTCTGAAAATGGGGGCGGATTTTTATGCTGACTAAGCAGCTTCGCCAATCGCGATCCAGTTCACATAATACACTCCTAAAAGTGTCGCACCGTCGAAACGTCGACATCTGGCTGTAAATGAGGTGTTCGTAACACCTACCGCGCTAAAAGCGCAGCCACCCCATGACGAATTTGGCGTGTCTGTCCAACCATCGCCAGGACCAGTATATCCACCAAAACTACAAACTACAGTCGGGATTGTACCTGACGTGAATGATTTCGGGAAAGTGATTTGGACAGCGCTTTCAATCGTTTGAGCGGGTACATTGAGCATAGTCACGCCGTGCTGAATAATCGAGCTAGATGATTTGCTGGCGTTATTTCTTTTTGACTGAACAAAATCAGACCACGACAAATTTCGCGGTAGGATTGAACCGTCTTAGCTATTGACAAAAATTAGGGCAGTGAATAAACTATTAACGTAGGATAGATCAAAATAGCCTCAAAACTATATTTAGTTTAAGGGGCTATTTTTGTTTTGAGATAGCTCAGAGGGTAATTTTTACAGGGGTGAACATTACAATTGATGAGCGACGTATTGAAAAAATGCAGAAAAAATTAGGCAAAGCGACAAAGCTTATTTCTGATGATAAATATCTGCCGATGTTTCGAAATCGACAAATTAATTACGAAAAAGAGTTTGAGTTTTCTGTGAAATTAGCGAAACGAAAACGTGATCCACGCAAATATTTTGCTTTTATTTGGTCCAGAAAAAATTTGTCAAAGACTGTGGATTGGTTGCGTAAGTTAATAGCTCAAGCTAAAGCTAAGTCAGCTAAAGAGCACCACGCACAACAGATGAGCGAGCAGCTAGAATCGCCTACAAATATCGCGAATTTGCACAAATTAACAGAGATGAAACGTCAATTTAATCTTCTGACGTAGGTTAATATCATTTTTACGTACTGTCGCTTTCGTAGCGGCTTGTTTGCGTTTGCTCGCACTCAATTATTATGTAATAATTCTAAATATATGCGAGTTTTTTGGAGTTTTGCATAATTGGAGCGGTCATTTGACCGTATTTTTATTGTTTTCCGAGCAACTCGAGCACCTCCGCGCTAAATATGACAATTAATTACTAATTTTACGTTCTATATACAATATTTTTCAAAAATATGATTATAAAGAAATTCTATATAGAACTGTTCGAAAAGTGGAGTTTTACAAATGAATAAACCTATTTATGAGCAAATCGAAGAGTACTTGAATTATTGTCGAGCTCGTCAGTTTACAGAGCAGACAATGGATACGAAAGTTAGAGTGCTTAATAAATTCGCGGAACTAGAAATTGTTGACGATATGCAGAAATTAACGAATAGAGATATTAATAGATGGATGGCGATGCAGTCGTCTGGAGCGGCTACTGGAAACGTAGTCTCAGGTAGAACTATTAATAGCAGGCTCAGCCACATAATAGCTTTTTTGAAATACTTGAGAGATATGGATTACGACATATCCGTAAAAATTAGACTAATTGAGCCAGCGAAAGAGAAACCTCCGCGTCGAAATTGGTTCACACGCGATCAAGTCGAGAAAGTTATTGAGAATGCTGAACCTATGACGCGATTATTGATATCTCTAGCGTTCGATTCAGGATTGCGCGCTACAGAATTAAGAAATTTACGGCTTAAGAATATAAGCGGTCGAGAAATTCACATTATCGGAAAAGGAAATAAAGCAGGGGTAGTCTTCATGACGCCTCGCACGAAAAAGTGGATGGATGAGTGGATCGTCTTCAAAGGAATTACAGATTATTTATGGATATCTCCAGCTTATGAAGACGGACGGCCGTATAGTATTGACGAGCTTAGATATAAAATGCGTCGAGAATTCGAAAAAGTAGGAATTGACGGATTCTACCTGCACGCGCTGAGGCACAGCTTCGCTACAGATATTCAGAAGCGTGGCGCGTCAATCTCACAAGCACAGAGATTATTGCGACACTCGAATTCTGCAACGACTGAAGTTTATCTGCACGCGCTTGATAGCGGAATGATAAATGTTTATGACAGATTAAAGATAGGAGCTGTCGCCTAATTTAATAAATCTATAGAATCTTTATTTAATTGCGCTTAAGCTATTGACAAAATAGCTCTTGTTTGCTAATATAGGAACATATGATTGCGATGTGCACAGAGCCTTCGCAATGTGTACGTTGAAACCTCTAACCTTACGAAATCTACAATGGTAGAAATCATTTACTGTAATTATTACATGGATGAGCGCTACCGTGGTAAGCTACAACGCTTACTGTGGACGTTTTACGCTGACTCGGGCATATTATTAATAAATCAGATGCCGCGATAGCTCAGTTGGTAGAGCGACGCCATGGTAAGGCGTAGGTCTCGGGTTCAAGTCCCGATCGTGGCTCCATAAATACGTAGATTCGCAGAAATGCGAGTCTTTTTTATTAGACCAGCATTTCGTTGGTCTTTTATTTTGTCAAATGAGGCTATCTATCCTACAGATAACTTCATAGACAAAATAATCGAAAATAGAGCATTGTAGCTTAACAATTTGACCTGAATATAAACGTTAACTAAATTGTCAGTGTTTTGCCGAACGCTGGGTAAAGGCGAAGAAGTCGTGAGCGACTGCGAGCGCTCACGACTGGAAGCTGGCGGTGAAAATCCGCTGGGTGTTCGCGACACCGACAACCTTGAGGGTCGGCAGGCCTCTGACAATTTAGAGAAAAGAGAGGTTAAATAATGGATAACATCAACCATTTTAGCTACTCAATGGCGAAGAATATTTATCGCAAAGGGATCGATTACGCCGTGGCTCTTAAGCTTGGTGTTATCGAAAAACCTACGAGCAGAGCTTTAGATTTAGGAACTTTAGTTCACGCTCATTTGCTCGGTGGCAAACAGGAATTCGTAGTTAAGCAATACTCAGATTATCGATCAAAAGAGGCGAGGGAATGGCGCGACGCGCAAGTTCTACCGATTATCGACGAATCCGAATTTGAAACAATCTGTACAATAGCTGAACGGATTAAGAGTCATCCGTTAGCAAGTAAATTGCTACTTGGTGAAAATACGCATCACGAAGTTAAACTTAAAGCGAAAATTGAGAAAAAGGATTGGATTGGCTATGCTGATTCGCTCGGTGTAATTGGCGATGAAGTAAAATATGGAGTTGACTTAAAGACTACTGCTCAATTCGATGACTTCAAATGGACGAGCGGCCGCAACGATTACGATCTTCAAGCAGCTGTTTATTCATTAATCGCTAAAATTGAGAGTAAAGAATTTTACTGGGTTGTAGCGGAAACCGTCGCTCCTTATCGAGTCGGCGTGGCTGTAGCATCGCCAGAATTCATCGATAGCGGATTCCAAAAACTCGAAAAGGTCGTGAGCGCGATAAAAGAGTTCGACAAACGAGAAGGCGAAACCGACAGAGATAAATTAAACTTTAACTTAAACCAGACGATGGACGACATCCTCGTTCTTGGAGATTGGAGCTAATAGTGACAGGGGTAGCAGTTCAAAAAACAGATAACGCACCGCTGACTTTACAGCAATTAGTAAAATCAGACGAGATTATGAAATCGGCTGAGCGTACGCTCGGTGAAAAAGGCAGGCAGTTTCTGACAAGTGTTTTGGCGCTAGCAAATAGCGACAAGAAGATCGCTGAATGCAATCCAATGACAACCTACAACGCTTGTTTAACAGCAGCAACGCTAGACTTACCGATCAACCAAAATCTCGGATTTGCTTACATCGTACCTTATTCAAATAAGGGTAAAATGGAAGCTCAATTTCAAATGGGCTGGCGCGGATTCGTGCAGCTGGCTATGAAAACGGGACAGTTCCAGAGTTTGGGAACGCGAGCAGTTTATGAAAATGAATTTGCTGGAGTAGACAGTTTTACTGGCGAGCCGAAGTTTAATTTTCAAGTAGAAAAAGAAGGTAAAGTGATCGGCTATATGGCTTACTTCATCTTACTGAACGGCTTCCGTAAAGCTGAGTTCATGACAAACGAAGAGCTTGAGAAGCACGCTCAAAAATACAGTCAGACATTTAAGCGAGGCTTTGGAGTTTGGAAAGATAATTTTGAAGCTATGGCGAAAAAGACAGTTCTGAAACTACTCTTGAGTCGCTACGCACCTCTAAGCGTTGAAATGCAAACAGCGATCGTTGAGGATCAAAAAGTCAATGACGAATACGCAGACAACAAGCCTGGCTCATCACTAGAGATTGAAGAAGCCGAAGTTGTTCTGGAGGACGTAAATGAATAACAAAATGATAACGAGCATATTGACAGAGGTACTGTTCGACAAGTCATCTGAAGAATTAGACGAGCTCGCCTTAGATTTATGTATAAACAAAGACGACGCTTTGTCGAACTTCTGCGACAGATTCGATCTCGGCGATTGGTTCTACGAGAAAATGATCATGCTAGACATCGACATCATCGACGAAGTCTCTGTCATAGCAGACGAGCATAGAAAGATCGAAAAAGACGATCTTCTCGACGCTGAAATATTAAGAAGAGAGCTTCAAGCTCAGAGCGCATTATGAAAAAAGACAATCAATTAAATCAAGAAAATAAAAAGGAGAAAACAATGAAAAAATTTAACATCGAAACTATCAAAACTATCATCATTACGATTTTAATCACAGGAATTATCGCTTTTATCGGCGGTATGTACTACCAGAAAAATCAGACTGAACAAGTCAAAGCTGAAGCTGCAACAATCGTTAAAAACGTGAAAGTTGAAGTGTCAAAACAGTAGTGGCGGCTAAGCAGCAACCGCCGCTAGAGCAAAAAGCTGCGCACATTAACAATCAGACAATTCAAGCACCACCTGCGAAAAATGTGGCTACAGCTCAAGGTTGTGAAACTTTTCGCGGGCTGGTTGCTCAATACGACTGGGACGTACGCACTATGTTAGCGATTATGAGAGCTGAAAGCGGATGCGATCCGAATGTGACAGGCGATACAAGCCTGACGTTTACACAAAACGGAAGAACGTATGGATATTCAGTCTCGCTATTTCAGGTAAGGATTTTGCCTGGACGCGAACGCTGTGATAGTCATGATCCAGCAACTAACATATCTTGCGCGTACAGAGTTTGGAAGTCGCAAGGATATAAGGCTTGGTCCGTTTATACGAACGGCAAGTACGCTAAATTTTTATAAAACTAAGCTCAGTCCCTCGAAGCTGCGGGTAGTATCGCAATTTTAGGATAGCTTTTTAAGGCACCTAGTACATTTTTGACGCTATCCGCACTCGACGAAAAGGTGGGGTGTACATAGAAGAGCCCGCAGCTTCGAGGGACTGAGAATCAAAGGAGGGAATATGAAATTGTTGAAATCACTAATTAATAAAATACGCAGTTGGCGAGCTCAACGCGCTGAAGATCAGAAGATGTTAGAGAGATTAGAAGATCTCACAGGCGATTATTTTGATTACTACTGCGGCGGAAATCGCGGATGATGGACGTTCAATTTATCGTTCGTTGGAACGATGGAGGAAAAGCTCACTCTAGAATATACGACGACGAGAATGTTGCCAGAAAAGCCAAAAAATGGCTTATGGAAAACGGAGCTCAGAACATCGACATTGCCGTGAGAATTAACAAAAAGCAGACTGAGGAGGATAAGGCACAATAATGTACATACTCATTTGGATATTATTTATAGCACTAATTCTTATTCTTGTAGCTATCTCAGAACACGAAATAGCTAAGCAGGACGAAGAATGGATGAAAGAGGAGAAGAAAAAATGGAAAAAGAAGTAATACAACCTTATTACGAGGACGACTATCAATCACTAGATGAGATGAGTACTATCGACTTGCTAGAAATGAAGGATACGGCTCTAGAAGAATTAAATGAGCGAGAACATATTATTCATCGAATCAATCAAATACTAGACAGTCGAATAAATGGTGAGCGTCCAAAGCTATTTTAAGGATAGGCATGAAACGTTATAAACTACTTAAAGATTTACCAACGTTCAAAGCTGGACAGTTAGCATATATCTCTAAAACGGGAAATCTTATTGCTGGTACTCCAGAAAACCAAAAGACCACAGAAACGGGATTAATAATAATGATTTACCACGAAACTACCCTGAAAAAGTTCCCGAATATTCTCACAGAGTGGTTTGAGGAAATCAAAGAACCGACAGATAGTATCCACTGGATGCCTAAAAAGGACGATGAATATTTTTGGATGAACTCTTATGGAGAAACACAGCCAGATGTTTGGGATGGTGATTCTATAGACATTATGCGTCTAGCTCTGGGTATGATTTATCGCACTGAAAAAGAATGCGAAAGAGCCCGAGAACGCAAACTAGCCAAAGTCAGACTGCAACGAACGTCAGACTTTAAGCCAGATTTTAAGAATGGAAAAGGCGGCT